CACAGCTCACCCTTCGAAGCATTCGCCGATGCGTACTTCGCACGTAGTCCGGTGAGTGTGTGGAAGGCATCACGAGGGATGGGCGGGAAGTCACGGACCTTGGCCTACCTCACCTTGACCGAAGCGGTCCTCCTCGGTGCAGAGGTCAACCTTCTGGGTGGATCAGGAGCGCAGTCCCTGAACATCCACGAGGCCATGCGGGATGGGTGGAACTCTCAGCTCGCTCCTCGGCACATGCTCACGAACGACTCGATGTACGAATCGAGGCTCACGAATGGAGCGAAGGTCAAGGCGCTTCTTGCGTCTTCACGGTCGGTACGTGGTCCACACCCGCAGAGGTTGCGTCTCGACGAGATCGATGAGATGGACATCAGCATCCTCGACTCGGCCCTGGGTCAGCCGATGCCGCACAACGGTGTCGACACCCAGGTCGTGATGTCGAGTACGCACCAGTATCCCGACAAGACGATGTCGGAGATGTTGCAGAGAGCGGCATCAGACGGATGGCCGCTCTACGAGTGGTGCTGGAAGGAGACCTCGAACCCTGTTGATGGGTGGTTGTCCCAGTCTTACATCGATCGTCAGCGACTGGTCGTTCCGAAGAAGATGTGGGAGGTCGAGTACGACCTGCAAGAACCCAGCTTCGGGTCTCGTGCCTTCGACACTGAGTGTGTTGAGCAGATGTTCACGGGGTACGGAGAAGGAGAAGATCACCCAGCTCTTCAGACCTACAAGAACCACGATATCGAGCGTGGCGAGCAGTACGAGTTCGAGCCACCCGATCCGAAGAAGGGTGAGTACGTCACCGGGGCTGACTGGGCGAAGGAACGGGACTGGACCGTCATCGCGACGTTCCGGGTGGACTGCAAGCCCTGGAGGTTGGTCGCGTACTCCCGGACACGACGCAAGCCCTACCCCTACATGGTGAAGCTCTTCAACTCCCGGATGCAGCGGTATCCAGGCGAGGGGATCCATGATGGGACAGGGCTTGGGAACGTGATCAACGATTATGTCGACACTCGTGCGACATCGTTCATCATGTCAGGGCGTCAACGGGATGACATGCTCAGTGAGTACGTCTCTGCGGTGGAGAACCACCAGCTCGTGGCTCCCAAGATCGAGACGGCGTTCACTGAGCACAAGTATGCGTCACTCGAAGATGTCTACGGACGTGGCAAGGACAACCACCTCCCTGACACCGTGTGTGCTTTCGCTCTCGCGTGGCACAAGCGCAACCGACGGACCAAGAAGGTGCGACCGGTTATCGACGTGACCTACGAAGACGGCTCCCCATGGAAGGCAACCGGATGAAGAAAGAGATGAAGAAGCTCATGAAGCGCGTCCAAGACAACGGCTGGGACTATCGTCGACGAAGATCCGGTCACTACGTGATCGAAGGGCCGAAGGGACAGCGGGTCTACTGCTCAGGAACAGCATCCGATCATCGCGCGATCAAGAACATCAAGAAGGATCTCGCGAAGGCTGGTCTGGAGTTAGAGTAGGGGAGACTACAAGCGCATCATCGACGAAGATGCGACCATGCTCAAGAGGTAGCTGGAGGGTAGATCGTGCCAGAAGAGGTGAAGCGCAAGTTCACCGAGATCGGTGCTACGGGTCTTCGTCGATGGGGTGGTTACGTCGACGAGGAGTTCCTGCATCAGCTCAAGGGACCCCGTGCGGTCCGTATCTACAAGGAGATGCGAGAGAACGATCCCGTCGTTGGCGCGGTCATCTTCGCGGTCGACATGCTNNTGCGTCAGATCTCGTGGCGGACAGAGCCGTACTCACAGGACTGGATGGACCTNCANGCCGAGGAACTCGTCAAGACCTCGATGGACGATATGTCGCACACCTTTGAGGACCTCATCTCCGAGATCCTCTCGATGCTGATCTATGGTTGGTCGTGGCATGAAGTTGTGTACAAGCGCCGTGTCGGTGACGTACGGAACCCGAAGTTCCGCTCGAAGCACAACGATGGGCTGATCGGGTGGAGGAAGATGCCGATCCGTGCTCAGGAGACACTCTTCGAGTGGAAGTTCGATGACGATGGTGGTGTCCAGGCGATGGACCAGATCGCGCCACCGGATTACCAGAAGCACAGGATCCCTATCGGGAAGTCGCTGCTCTTCCGCACCTCGATCCACAAGAACAACCCCGAAGGGCGCAGCATCCTGCGTTCTTCCTACCGCCCGTGGTACTTCAAGAAGCGCTTGGAGGAGGTCGAGGGCATCGGGATCGAGCGGGATCTCGCTGGTCTCCCTGTCGCCTGGGTACCTGCGGAGATCTTGAGCCCGGACGCCGATGACAACGACAAGGCGATCGCGGAGATGTTCAAGAAGATGGTCCGCAACGTCCGTCGTGACGAACAAGAGGGTTTGGTTCTTCCGATGGAGTTCGACCAGGACACCGGGAACCAGCTCTACGAGTTCGAGTTGCTCAACTCCGGTGGGACACGTGCGATCAACATCGACACGGCGATCCAGCGCTACGAACAGCGCATCGCGATGACCATCCTCGCGGACTTTATCCTCATCGGCCATGAGCAGACCGGGAGCTACGCACTGAGCGTGAACAAGACCGGGATCTTCCGCACCGCGCTGAACTCCTGGGCTGAATCGATCGCCGAGGTCTTCAACCGACACGAGATCCCACGGTTGTTCGATCTGAACGGGTGGAAACTGGAGGGCTACCCCAAGATCGTGCCGAGCGAGGTCGACCCACCTGACCTTGGGGAGCTTGGTCAGTTCATCACGCAGCTCGCAGGTGCGGGTATGCCGCTCTTCCCGGATCCTGATCTTGAGGACTTCTTCCGCGACATCGCGAAGATGCCGGAGCAGAGCGAAGAAGCGAAGATGATGCAGGAGATGATGATGCAGCAACAGGCTGCGATGGGTCCTCCTGATGAAGATTTCGATGACGACGACTTCGAGGATGAGGAGATGTTCTCGTGAGCACCATCATGAAGGTAGAAGACGACGCTCCTCCCATCGATGGCGAGAACTGGCCTGAATCGATCATGCAGATGGTGCGTGCCGGTGGCCCTGAAGCCATCGGGGCGCTGGAGATCACGCTGATGCAGTTCGCCCTTGCTGCGCTGCACAACTACAGGGATGAACTCCACGACATCGGGATGAAGGCGGTCGAGGAGGACCGGACGAAGCAGAAGAAGCTCGCTCGTGCTGTGACCAAGGCAGCCTTCAGGACCAGGAACTATGACACTGCGCTCAAGGTCTTCTCCAAGGATGATCTCTGGACGCGTGTTGCTGAGCGGCTCGGTCAACGCAACGATGATGGTTTCACCGGGGAACGTGGGTTCGCTCGTCGTAAAGGGATGCAATGGGTCCCTGAACACGAACGTGGTGGCCACACCGTCCGTGGGTACTGGCGTCGTCGGAAGGCAGGCGAACAGGTCTCCAGCGCGACCGAGGAGAAGCTGGCCGAGGAACGTCGGTCCGTCAACCGTGAGGTCGAGAGCCAGCGTCGTGCGCATGAACGGCGGCGTGAAGGCGATCGAGGGCTTGAACGGATCGGTGAGAGCGCGATAGAAGCAGCCACCGATACCGAGCGGTTCCGTCGTCCGTTCTCGTTGGAGAACGTCTCGGGTACAGCGGAGAAGCTGTTGTCAGCTCGCGAATCCGAGATCTATAACCAGGCGATCAAGGAAGGGATCGACGCCAAGGACAAGGGCTGGCTCGCTGGTGTCGGCGCGGTGGGGAACGTGCTCACCAAAGACACGGGGCGGATCCAGTTCATCTTCAAGGCGATGAAGGAGTTCGGACCGTTCACAGGTGCCAGGATCGCCTACAACTACTTCCGTCGGGGTGGGTACGACCTCCCGATGCAGGTCGTTGGCGGGAAGATCCTCACCGAGACCGGAGACGAGATCCCTCCGCCCGGATCGCAGGTCGAGTCGCGGAACTGGGCGATGCGGGTCCTCAAGGGTCGTCTCCCTGGACAACAGGCGGAGAACTCGAAGGCTGAGCCACCTTCCGAGGGGTTCATCATCGACCGCAACGGCAACATCCTCGCCCATGCTGTGGGGCGGGGGAACGACTACTTCTTGCCGTTTAGCTCACGCCATCTTCGTCGGATCAGGAACGAGGATGGTGTGGAGATCGTGCGTCGCAGGATGTACGGCGGACCGACGATGGAGGACTTCCACGCGGCAATGATGTTGGGCGTGGATCGGTTCACCGTGATCTCGAACACGGGTGAGTTCACTGTGGAGCTGACCTCTCGCGCTCATGGTTTCAAGCTGGAGCATGTCCAGGTCTTGGAACGGTTCCGTGACATCGTGTCGACCAAGAAGGAGATGAATTTCACCGCCTACGAGTCGTTGCTCGAAGCGCTTGAATCAGAGTTCCCGCTCCACATGAAGCTGAAGCGTTCCGATCCGGGTGAGTGGAGCGAGCGTCACGATCGGATCCAACCCCCGAAGGGGTTCTGGTCTGGACTCTCGGAGATCTTCGGGGTCTTGAGCGGTGATGACCTCGATCGCATCCCGAAGGAGAAGCGTAAGCGAGAGGACTACCTCCCCAACATCATGGCAGGCGAGGGCGTCTCGGACTGGTACTTCAAGCAGAAGCGTAGGAACGAGGATCCGATCAAGATGTTGGATCGGGTCTTCCGTTTCCAGCGTGAGCACGTCGGGTCTTCGCGTCCCGAGGAGATCGGCTGGATCAAGAACGAGATCCAGAAGCTCTCCAAGAACCCAGATCTCGCTCAGCGTCTCGCCGATCAGACCGATATCCATGTCCCTGGCGCGACACGTCGGGATCATGTCTCTTCGAGTGAGTACAACCGCCCAGGGTTCAACCCTGAGTCTGTGACTGGTTCGATCAACTGGGATCAGTACCCGAACGCAGCTTTCGTCCTCTCTCAGATGGGCTTCAGCCTCGATAGTTACAAGAACGCACCACGCGTGCGTCGTATGGCTCAGCAGATCCAGTCGTTGCCGCAGGAACTCATCGATGAGCTGATCGAAGGGCGTCGTACCACGGACATCAGGACCAAGCGGATCGAAGACGAGATCTTCGACGAGTTCAGCTTCTCCTGATGGAACGGTTCCTGAGCGCGCTGTCACCTTCTCTGCGCGAGGAGGTGGAGCGTGCTGTCGAGGAGCACGGTCGTGGTCGGTTGGAGTTCGTTGCCAACCGCTACATCGATAACGAGGGAAGGTGGCCGACCGACCCCAGCACGGCCACGATGCTCGCTCGTCAGTTCCTCACACAGACCGAGGACTGGGCAGCAGCTCACTACTCAAGCTCAGGTCTCGCATCAGGGACCGTTGCGGCTCTTGCAGGCGCGGGACTTGCTCTTGGACAAGCCAAGGGTGCGATCGTGCTGTCGACCAAGGGGATGCAGAACTACTGGAAGGACATCGTCCAGTATTCGACCGGGCTGAACCCGCTGATCAGCTCAGCGATCTTCAGGGTCTACGACCAGGTGACCAAGGAGACGCCCTGGAACGAACTCGCCCGCGCGATGACGCGGGACCCAGGGATGTTCGATGAACTCATCGGGCTCAACTACGTGAGCAAGATCCAGCAGAACCTCGCAGGACTTCTCACACGCTCCGCCTGGCGTGGAGCCAGGTCGGCGCTGAACCATGTCCAGGACATGACCATCGGGGACTTCTCGCAGGAGAACCCCTGGGTCGAGAGCTACATCCGCTCGTTCGCCGAGAACCAGCGTGCTCTCACCGAGCGGACGGTCCGGCAGATCGTGAACGATGCGCTTGAACGCGGTGTTAGTCATCCGACGATCGAGCAAAATCTCCGGAGATTATGGAACCTCAGCCCAAACCACGCGGCAGCGATAGAGAACCACCGCAAGGGGCTCGCACGGCAGGAGAAGACCGTAGGACAGATACAACGGCTCACAAACGCGTATGCGGACCGCTTGTTGCGCTCAAGGGTGAAGACCCTCACCGAGACCGAAAGCCTCGCAGCGTTCAATCTGGGCCGCGAGACGCTATGGATCAGGGCCGTGAACGACGGTCAGATGCCACCGGATACCGTCAAGATGTGGGTGACGGCACAGGATGATCTCGTTTGCCCCATCTGCCAACCACAAGATGGCGCGACGGCTGCACTGGGATCGACGTTCGATGATGTCGGGATCATCGTTCCGCCTGCGCATCCGAACTGTAGATGCTTGATCATGCCCGTCGAAGGTGGCATCGCCGACTTCTCGTCGAAGAAGTTGGTGTTCCCAGCTCAAGAGCTATCCAAGCATCTCGGTGGACC